GTGAACGCCTTTTACCGTCCATTTATTAGCCTTGAATGTTTTGATAACCACTGATGCAAAGTCATCGGAGTTTACGGCGTAATTGCTGCCTAATGCCGTGTTATCATAGTAGTAAATCAATTCCTTGCGTTGTGTGTGCCGGTAGTAATGGCAAAAGTCATTGACAAGTTCAACTAATTTTCTGTCATACTTTACATAAAACGAACGCAATACTTTCATTTTAATGCCTGAGCGTTGTCCTGCCACTATCCAATTGATATTGGCATTGTAGTCCATGGCGATACATATAGGTGCATTTCGATTCAGATCGCCATCTTGCAGGCACGATAGTTCTTTTGTCTTGTCGAAGTTGTATGCCAGAGATTCAAGGTAACTGTTATCAAACGCGTTGTAGTAATGAATAGATTCCTTTAAATTGTTGTAAAAGCCATCCTTGAGTAATCCTACCTTTTTACACAGAATAGAAGTCTGAAACACCAACGGTGGCAAATCCCGTTTCATTTGCTTGATATAGGCTTCTCCCAATACTTGCAGGTTGTCAATAGAACTGAACACATTGTAATCAACGGCTATGCTTTGCAATTCAGCAAGATTCTTACACAGCATTTTGTAATCAGAAATAATGTAGGATTTAGGTTGAACACCTTTAGCTTGAAATTCCTTTAGTTTTTCTTCCAATCTCCATTTCTCGTGAATAATTCCGTGAATAGTTTCTATCAATTCCGTATCGCATTTTTCTTCGTAACTCAAAAACCAACTGCCTTTTTTGGTGGTTGGCATATCCGATACGATTAATTGACCGTGATGGTACGGTAAATGTCCAAAATGACCTCTAAAACCGCCATTGGCCGGAAATGTTTCAGACTTTAACTGGTCGAAGTTCAGGAGCTTTGCTTCGTCCATAATGAGGTAGTCCAATGTAAGTGAATTGGACGTTCCAATGCCGTCTTGCGAAATGATATATTGAATACTTCCATTGTACCAGGCAATCACATGATCATAGTTTTCGGGCTTAATAATCGGTTCATCAAAATTAGCCGATTTAGGCGGTTTTCTGCCCACAAAGAAGTGCGTGTTACGCTTATATCCAAAACTCTCTAACGCAGCCAATGTGCCCGGCACAGTTCGTGTGAGTCCCTGTTGGAAAGTGCTACACACAAATGCACCTGAAGAACGTGGCATTCGTTGAAAATTGCGAAGCAAGAATGGGGCAACAATACCGTGTGATTTTCCCAATCGTCGTCCACCCACTACCACCGTTGTTTTGGCTGCCGTAAACATAACACGCTGCTGTGGTGCATTGAAATAAATTTTCTTGGGTTTCCTATCACTGGACTTCATAGCGTTCTAATTGCTCTATATCAATAGATTCGTAGGTTACATCTTCAATATCGGCTGCATATTTCTTTTTCAACTCTGCAATTTTCTGTTTGATATTGGGAATGGGTTTTATGCCCAACACCGTGGGGTCTTCGGTTGGTACGAAAAGTTGAGGAACAATATCTTCCCAGGGAATGGCGGTCAGTTCTTCTTTGTCCAGCTGATTGAATTTGGCATAAGTATTGGCCGCTTTTTGCATGGCATCGGCATCTTGTTTCAGTTCTGCTATTTCATAAGCACGATTTACCATGGCATTGAATTTGAACCGGTGCCAATCTTTCGTTGCTTTATTTATCTCGCCCAACATTTCTTGTATCAGCCGGATATCCTCATACGCTTGCGATTTCTCTACTCCAAAATTGGCTGTAATATGATCCAGAATTTCCTTAGGTTTCTTATTTGGAAAATCGTTCCAAAGTGTGTAACCCGAGCGAAGGCGTTTTATCCGTTCGCGAAATTGTACCGGCAGCTGTGTGAGTTGCTCCACATTGTCGTACAAGTGTTGCACACAGACATCAAAAGTCTCTTTCCTAGCCATTTTCGCTCATCTTTTGGTCAATAATGTATTTCTGTATCAGCTCCACTGCCATGGGTGAACCCAACTTTGCCATATCAATTTCTTGTTTTCGCAATTCCAATACGGTTTCAATTTGCCCTTTCCGGAAAGCAATAGAAACCGCTGTGTTTTTGTTGCTAATGTCCTCCCTGAAGCTATCTTCATTTACGCCAATCAATACCGAAATATCACTTACAGTCATCAGTAATCCGGCGTATTCCTGTACCTTTTCAAGTTGGCTGCTGTTATATTCCATATTTTACCGATTGGTTTTTAATGCGTTCAATTTCTGTTTTGTAGGTTACAAAAACACTTGGGTCATTCATGACAATTCCATTTTCCTCCCTGTTTCCACGGGTAAAATTCTGACTGCCTACAATGGAGATATTGTGAAGTTCGTTTTCAATCAAAACCAATTTTGCATGAGTTTTGGCATAATACATTTCCGTAAAAACATTCCCTGCAAATCGCATAATTTTGTATGTTTTCTGAATTGCCTTGAAATCCAGAATAACTGTAATATTTCGTATTAATCCTTTCTCTTTCAATTGCCACACTTTGCGAATAAATTCTTCAGAGATAGAAAATGTCAGGACTGTAATATTCGCTTTCCCTGTTTGTTTTAGCGTCCATTCCAACAGATTATACAATTGAATGCCTGTACCCAAATAAGCCCCAACGTAGTCAGGGCTTAGGGGTTTCAGTTGATTGTCAATGTTATTCGACATCCAAAGCGACATTCAAACCGTTTTTCTCAAATTCAGCTTTTTGTTCTGCAGAGAAGGTTTCTCCAACGGAAAGCACTTCGTCAATCCGGACTTGCATTTCCGATAAAATAGCTTTTATTTTTTCAGCATCTTTACTTTTTTCAAGATTTACCTTGGCTCTGCTCAAATAGGTCCGATTAGCCGAAATCCGTTTCGGGTCAACGGTAATGACTTCTTTTATTACTTCTTCAGAAACTGGATTTGCAGCATCATAACTGTCATAAGTTTCCCAATTGGCGCGTAGTTCTACATCCAATTCCAATAACTCTTTGAGAAATGGATAGCGGTCGCAGGCTGTGGCTGTTTCGTTCAGGACTTTTAAGCGTTCGTGCAGCGAACGCATACGAGGATAGATTTTAAGGTTCTTTTGGTATGCTGCCTGAATGTTTTCAGGCAAAATGTCGTGGTCAGCACGTTTACCGCTTGCGGCTTCCTTTTGAGTGGTTTCGTTGGTGGCTACTTGCAAGGTCATTTCTTGCACAATGGGTTCGTTGCAATTGCGGAATTCGTCACCTATGATTTTCCGCAGTTCGTATTCAATTTTTTCAAAATTGGATTTTCGGATTACATTTTCATGTAGAATACGATTACGGTTGCCTTGTAACATTAATTTTGCACCTAATTCTAATCCTCTTTGTGCCGGTTCGGTATCTAACCAGGCTTGTACTTGTTCTTTGTAATTCATTTTGTCGGGTTTTAAATTTTACTCCGGCAAAAGAATTGAAATGTAATTACAGGAAAAAATACATGAAAAGTCTCACGATAAGTGAATTAATTATATGCAATGGTTCTTTTAAATTCTAATTCAATCAAAAATAAGAAAGGATTGAAAATTCTAAGAATCAAATAGCGTGGTATTCAAAAAAAAAATCGCTAAACAGACTAAACTATTAGATCATATAATCTCTTTTGATTTCACTTTCTGCATTATTCGCTTTCAGCAATTCGTTGAATTAACTCCAAAATAATATCAGTGCTTTCTTCACCGGAACCATAGGGCAAAGCGCTTTCTATACCTTCTGTAAGACCTTCATCTTCTAATAAGTTTTGGCATTCTTCCTTTAAATATGCTTTCACCGTATCATTTGCTTTGCTGATATTATCCAAAATATCCGGGCAATTATCAAAAATATAAATTATATCTTCAAAATCATGGCTTTGCCGTAGGTCATTCCCACCTCGTCCTTTGTGAGCCTCAAATTTAGATGCTACATAATACTCAGGACGAAACACAAATACTTCTGTACCATCTGGTAATGTTTTTGAAATTTTATTATCAACTCCCTCTTCATACCAGATATTGGTGAATCCTAGAACATTTGAATCAGTTGGCATAACATCTACTAATATGTCTTTGTAAATAAACCTACAAATCGGTGCACCTTGTGTTGTGTCATGGGTAAATTTTTTAGCACGCAATTGTTCTTCCAATTTTGCGTGCGCTATTTTTGAACTTAATTCAACTACGCAGTCGACATCCAGTGTCGGTCTGATATCCGATGCTGCGGGATTACTAACATAAAGTTCAGCCACAGAACCTCCCACAAATACCATCTCATCTTTTAAATCTCCTAAACCGTTTGCAACGGTTTGGAGCATTGTTATATTTGTACTAGGCATGTTTTAGTCGTTTGTTTAATTCTTCAATGGCAATTTCTATTTCTCGCACCCTACCAACTCGTATTGTATCTATAATGGTTAATAATTCATAGAATAATATATCATTTTCAATAACTTTTGGTAAAGTTTTATATAACGGTTCTATTGCTTGACCCCGGGAGTTTCCTTTTGCATATTGCCACACATAGATATCATTACCTGAAGAGATATGTTCTTTTATTGGAGATGCTGAATGAGCAGTAGGGATGCCTTTGACAGTAGAACCTGGTTGAACCGGAAAAACGTATTTTAATCCATAAATCAGGAATTCGATAAAGGAGTTAATGTTTACTTTTCTTTTTTTTGAATCAATAAGTCCCGCAATTTTACAACGATTTAAAGCTTCAGATACTTCGGAAGGACTAATAAGAATAGCATTAGCAATATCTATATTTTTCCAATCGGGTTGCTGTAGTGATATTATCTTTATCAACACCACTATATCTTGTGGTCGCATTCCATTGTGTTTCTTCATACAAATAATGTTTAATTCGCGATTCGCGAATTGCAAATATAAGACTATTATTTTATTCAGCAATAAGAATAGATCTTGTATTTACTTCAAAAGCTACAAGTTTACCTAAACGAGAATTAGAATATACACAACCACCATCTATATTTATCACGTTACTTTTGTTTTTGATTTGTTCTTCGCAAGTTTTTATAGGAATTGGTGAATGACCATGAATAATTATTCTATCTCTCAATAAAAGATTAGAATAATTTTCTCTACTTTTCCATAACATACTATATTTATCTATGAATGGGTTTTCTAGTTCGTCGTTAAATCCTGCATGAACAAACAGATACTCGTCAAGTTCAAAATACAAATTCAAGTTATTGAAGAAGTTCAAGTATTTTGATTCAAGACCTTTCAATGAATCTATATCAAAGCTTCTCAGTGTTTCAGAACCACCATTTTGTATCCATTTTGGAACAGCACTTTCGTCGTTATATGAATTAACCAACATTGATTCATGATTTCCTAAAAGTGTTACTATGTCATAATCATTGTTTTGTAATTCAATAATATAGTCCAAAACTGTCTTGCTATCTGGACCTCTGTCGATATAATCACCCAAAAATATTATTTTGTCATCTTTTTTGAGTTGAATTTTATTTTCTATCAATTCTTTCATTGAATTGAAACACCCATGAATATCACCAACTACAAAAACCCTTTTATTCATATCTTAGTTATATTTTGAGGTTTGATTAGAAAGAGTTTTTTGTTTGCTTTAGTTTCAATTTTATCTATTATAATCGCCCCAAAGGTAGAATTATTCGCTCAATTTGATATTAGTCTTAACTATGTTTTAACTATTATGAAACATTTCTCTTCTGTTTTCAACGTTTAATTAAATATTCAACAATAAAAAAACCCTCACAAAATCAATTGTGAGGGTTTTCAAAACAAAGCAATCAGCGTTTAAGCTGCTGCATTGATAATGCCATCGGCAGTAACAATCTCGCCAATGTAGAATGGTGCAGGACAAACATCGGTTACGCTTACAGTAAACGTGGTTCCCATTTCATCTGTTGCAGCTCCACCCAGCTTTTGGTCGAAAGTAGTATCGGTTTGGTACATTTCATTACCTAATACACGGAATTTTCCGTCCTTCTGTTGCACAATGTACACCATGTCGTCATTGTTGGCTTGTCTGGCAAATCCAGTCGCTGCCTCACCAGTCCCCGGGTGCAAAAGGGTGGCAGTATTCAAAAAGGATTTTGAAGGGCGTACACCCTGGCTTTTTGATTCTACCGGCGATTTGTCCACAATAACACCTACATTTTTCCAAACTGCTCCGGCAGCAAGAATAAAGTCGCCTGAGTAGGTTGCCAATACACCCATGTCGGTCAATGCCGTTCTTGGCAAAGTGGGCCACTTTAAAATGTCTCGTTTGGCAATTGCCCGAACGATACCTCTAATGCCCGGAAGATGTATATCTCCATCGCACCATTCTAAATCTTGATATTTCACAGTATCACATTGCATAATTTCTTCTCCTATTTTTTTGAGTAAAAGTTCTTTTGATTAAATCAGTTACACGAATAATTTTGCTACGAATAAACGC